TCTACGGGTACGTCTTCTCCTAACCCGTCGTTAATAAGAGATACTCCTATTAAACGAGCGTTAGCACTGATCTTGCCTGCTGTTTTAGCGTCCCCTGTAGCTGGCAAATTCTTTTGCATCCGTCTCAACCCTGACTGTAAGCCTCGACCAGCGTGGTTAGCTTTCACGTTCTCAGCAGTCAACTTGACAATGGTGCCATCACGTTTGATGATGTAGTTGTATAGAGGTCCGGGTACTTTGTTGACTCCTCGAACACACATTGCAATCACGTTGTCGGGGTCTGCGTTGCGGTTAGAGGCTGTGTGGTGTACGACTATGCCGAATGGTTTAAGTGGCCGACCGGTGTTGACTTTGCCGGGTGCGTCTACGATATTCATGGTCGTTCGTGAGGAGGCAGCAAAGTATCTTCAGCATACTCAACAGTTTCTATAACCCACGATTGAACCCATTTCTTTGCATCCGCATCAAAAATTGGGGCAACAAGAACATAAACTTTTTCTGACAGCGGAACAGAATCTTCGTGAGTTTTACCTTCGGGAAAAGTTAAACGATCTTCTAACTCAGGCCGTTCTTCGACTTCGACTTCTCTCCAATCTGAAGGCACAGGTTGATCTGGTTCCCAATTAGGGTATTGTTCTTGAATATCGCCTGCAAATCTAGGGTATCCACCATCAGGTGCCATATAAAAAATTTGTACAGTCACGATATTGCTAACTTTGCTGTGTCGTATGTGTTGCCACTCTGTCCAACAGCAGCAGGGCTAGCTGAACCATTGTTCGCATAACTATTAGAAGAAAATCCGCAACTCAAATTTTGACCGGCTCCTTCATCTGACCAAGTAGACGTTTCATCTACATAACTTGTGAAATTTGCTATGTCAAAGTTCCAGTTGTCATCAAACCGAGCATTCCCTGAAGTTGAACCATCTGCATTAAGACAGAACACTAAATTCCTATACCTATAACCCGGTGAAGGATAAAGAGTTTGTGTATCACAGTTTAGATACAGCATATCTTCAGCTTTATTTAGCTCTAACATTGGATAACCAAAAGCGTTAGTGTTATTTCCAGATGTAGCGTTCCATTTAATTTGGTTTACCCATTGTATAGTCCCATACGAATTACGTTTAATAACAAACATTTCACGTTTATTGTTATCAGTTGAATTGTAAAAAGTATTCATCTGATACACATTGCCTGAAGAATCTGTAATCGGATCAGCAGACCAAACCGGGTAATAGTTAGTCCGGGTTGACGATGGCCGGAACGCTTTCTTCCAAGCGTAAGTAAAGTTGCTCCCATAACTAGTAGGGAAGTTAGTCATTTTTAAAATTGACGTATCATAACCGCTGCTACCTACATCAAGAATTTGCATATACCAGTCTGTGGAACCTTGGTGCCCTAAAATAGTAACTCCAGCACAGTTATAGCCACCGTTTGACGAACTTAGTGTATAACCGTTGCCGTACACGCTCATAACATCAGTGCATCGACTTACATACGGCTTGTAACCAGAGCTACCTTGGCTATAAACAGACATAAGGAAGTCACTAGTATCGTAAACCGTGTTCCCACCGCCGTAGGTTTGTTGGTTATAGCCATTGGCTGCTCTGACTAAAGTATTTAAGCCATTAGTTCTTTCAAACGATTGGTTACTAACTTCATACCGATAATTCGCATAAGAATCATACACATATGACTGTTGCAAAAATCTTGGCGGACTATTACTAGTCCCCATATTCACTACAAGGCCACCCCTAGAACTACTTGGATAGTCGTGATGATTAAAACTAGTGAAAGGGTAGCCGCCTCGCTGATAATAAGTGGCGCTTGTAGCGTCACCGCCAGAAACCGCAAGCTGGTCATCCCAACGAGTCAATTCCATAGTGGACCAGCCGCTACTATTCAAATAGGCGCCGCCTGCCCACCAACCGTATGTCGAATCTGAATAGACAATATGTTGCTGCTCCCCACCGCTAGCGGCGTTGCCTATATTTGAGGTGCTGCTACTAACAACCTCACCCTCTTTATCTATCTTAACAAAAAACATCCATTGGCCCCCACCTTGTGTTTTTTCTGTCTTACCTGAGAGAATAAAATTGTCTTCATCATCGAACCGTCGGAATCCCCCAGCCCTAGTATCTACACTGGTTGCGTCATTGTAAGCGTACCAAGCGACAAAAGGATCAACGGAGCCTCCTCCACCTGAACCTAATAACGCTACTTTGAAAGATCCGAACGGCATAACAATCCTTAACTAGTAAGCGCAGCGATCTCGTCGTCAGTTAAACCAAGATCTTTAAGTTTCTGATTACCTGACGCTTTATCAGCAGCAGCTTTCTCAGCCACAACTTCTTCTTCTGCTCTTTGTTCAGTTAGACGTTCAGACATAGCTTCTAATTCAGCAATTTCTACAGCAGTTAATTCAACTTCAGTAATAATGCCTGTTGAACAATCATGAACAGTTTTTGTTGGTTTTGACATAACGCTCCTAAGAATTCTTTACACCGTAAAGAGTAAACGTAGAATTGGGGGCATAAGTTTCATATGGAAATCCTATTTCAATACGGTTAATAGCTTGTTCTACGTGCCATTGCCCAAGCCACATACCGGCCCTAGAATCACTAGAACCTTCAGAGGCAGTAGCACTTGAACCGGCTTGCATATAAACATGATGGCCTTGATAATTTGTTGTGTTTCTATACCCCGGAATGTACCCAAACAATGATGCCGCTTGATTGTTACTGTAAGATGCACTACCGGGCCACCCACTCCATGCCATTTGAGTTCCAGAGGTTGAAAACCCAGCGTAACGAGTAGCACCTTTTCCGTATTGTAAAACGTTTCCGTATTCAGTTGTGCTGTCGTTGTTAAACCTTAAATAAAAATCAACACTGTTTCGGGCTGTTGTCCCATTCGCACGTCCAGCCCACCAAAAACACAAATCTTGATACGTCTGTGGAATTGATTGAATATCAATATAGTTAGTTGTAGTACCACTAACTGTTGTGTGAGAAATCAATTCGTAACTCATGCAGATTTCCACCCATACATTGTGTAGTTGCAAGCAATATTAGAGCCACCTGAACCACGAATTGCTATTGCTGTAATCGCAGAAGTTCCTGTTCTGCTGCCTACAGAAAAAGCTAAAGAATCAGAATCACCGGCGGTGTAATTTTGGCTGTTAGTTCTTCCTAACCACGATTTTTCAAAGTTAGTGTTTGAGTAACCGGGGAAAAAAAGCCGACACGCTGACCGTTGAGCAGAGTTTTGGTATGCGCCTGCTGCAAATCCCATAATCGCTACAGGGTAACCTGATTGATGGAAACTTTGAATCAGCCAAGCGTTTCCGTTTTTGAGACTCATATGGGTGCCCCCATAGTAATAAGAAGAAAGACCATCTCCGTTTACTGAGACTCTAAACTCTTCACTACGATAGTTAGTTTGATTTTCTTGGAAATTTAAATCAATGCTTAAATGTTCATAGCTTTGGTCAATACCAGTTAAAGACAAACTAGTACTATCGTTATCGACGTTGCCTTCAGCAATAATTTCAAGGCTAGCCATTAGGTTGCCGCCGTTCCTATGCCATACATATCTACACGAGTTTCTGCTAACCAGTGGTCACTGCTGTGGTATGTGTATATTTCAATACTAGTTATTGCTGCCGGGTTACCGGTACCGTTAGGTTGCCAGACAACGCCGCCAGTATGCAAATCAAGTGTGGAATTGTCGTGACCGTACGAAGCCATCATAAAAGTTTGAGCATACCCACTATATGTGCTAGTTCCGTCTGCACCATTAGACGTATACCCCATCACGTCAATTAGGTGAGACCCAACATTAGTAGTTGAAGTCCCCGGGGTGTAATGGTCTGGCCATTTATTTGATTGTAATTGATTACGCCAAAAGTTGTAAACCGTGGAGCTATCAGTCCAATAGTCAGCCATTCTAATATTACTAGAATTGCCGTTGAATATAAAAAAAGTATTAGAGTTAGTAGCTGTTTGGTGGATATTGCTCATAACAAACCGCAAATGTTTGTAAGTCTGCGGAATGTTATCGAACAACAAACTTGCGCTGTTGCCCGAACCGTTCATACCAGCGATCCACTGAATAGCGCCACCGTCGCTACTACTTCCGGCAGCACCGAACATTCCTGTTTTGAATGCGCCTAAAGGCATCAGTAATCCTTAGTAGAAATCTTGGCCAGCTACAAACCCAAACCAACAAGTGCCACCATCAACAGTAGTAAACGCCAAAATATCGTAGCGGTTAGCAGTAGTCGTTAAAGTCGGCGCAGTGTTAGCAGCCCATTTAACACTACCGGGCCACGTAATTACCCGTGAACCAGTACCGTCTTGTTTAACTATCAAAGTAAACGAGCTTGAATCACCAGTTGCTACCGGGTTATCAAAAGTTAAAGTCGCAGCACCAGTCAATGTAATTGAATGAACGTTACCGTTATTCATGTCGATACTAACTGTGCCTGTAACAGCAGCATTCTCAGCACAAGTTTCCGCATAATCTTTATGCGTAACCGCCGACATGATCTGATCTGCACCAACTACAGCACCTGAAAGAGTGGTGCCAGCAATCGTTGAACCAGTAATCGTGTTCGACCACGCTGTAGTACCAGTACCCGTATGGGTAAGCACAGCGTTTGTAGTAGCTGAAGCCGCAGGCGAAGCACTAATACCAACTTTTGCTTCTAAAGCAATAAGCGCAGTAGACGCAGCCCCATGAACTTGGTCATGCTCAAAGTTAGAAGCATCAAGATCCGTAGTTGCACTAGGAGTTACTTGATTAGAACTTGTGTCTAATGAAGTTGGGTAATTTGATGAAGGCATTTATATCTCCTATGGAACCAGATCAAGGGTGAAAATACCGGCAGCATTCCATTGAATTTTGAATGTGCCGGACGTTGTACTAAAAGCCCCATTAAAATCTATGCACGCAATAAGACATTTGTTTGTGCCCGTGCTGGCGTAAAGCGTGTCATCGTAAACAACTGCTCTTGCTACACCAGACAACGTTGAAGCAGTCCATTCAACATCGGCAGCATCAAACTTTAATGTTCCCGTGCCATCCGAAGAACTAGCGAACGTAACACCAGTTAACGTTTTGCCGCCAGTAGTGTAACCACCACTTGCAGGTAACTCGTTAGTTACATCGTTCATTGTTGACATAGTTTCGTAATTCGAAGCAGTCGGATTGAACGACGCAGTTGTCAACAAACATTTAAAAGTGTCAGTATCTAAATCTAAACTGATATCACGTTTTAACGCAGCTTCAAAAGTTTCACAAAAAAGTCCGCTAGCCATTAGTGGTACTCGTTCCTTGGATTGGCTTTGGTTTAACGGTTACATCACCGCTTGGTTTTGACATTCTTTTTCTTTTTCCTTGCAGCAGCAGCATCCTTTTTACCTTTAGCAGTGTAAGGATACTTTTTTCCGTTAACAGTAGGCATAGTTTGAATGATAGCAGAGAGAAGCAGAGAGGCCGGGGAAAGGGGGAAAACCCGACCCCTCTGCGATCTCTAAAAACTAACTACTAGGAGTTAGCTCCGATGCTGGATGATGCCTCTACACGGACCATGCATGCTTCACGGAAGATGCCGTATCCGACTAGGTGGTACCAGCCAATTGGGTTGAACCGACGCAAGGTGTCAGTCACAGGACCAACAACAATGCTTGGGTCAGCGCCAAATCCGGGGGCACGTGAATGCGCTTTTGCAAGCGCTTGACGGCCACAGATAAGGGTTTGGTAAACATCGACGTTACCGGAACCACCGTCGGCAATCATACCTGCACGAGGGTTTTCGATGTATTCGATGCCGTTGAATGTGCCAATCGAACCTGCACGGATTGGGGCTCCGTCTTGGTACAACTGGTAGTTAACAACGTCAGTTACCGCTGTGTCTCCACGAAGATCGTAAGAAACGTCAGGGTGAATGATTGCCATGTAGTTGCCGTTTTCCCAACCGGGTGCATTAGCAGTACGCAGTTTAGCTACGGCTTGCCTACCTAACTGAGCAGCGTAGTTATCGTCGGCTGTAATAGCGCCACGGCTAGTACCGGGACCTGAACCTATACCCGAATAGATAATTTGGTTGGCGTCGGTGCTGCCATTGGCAACATCAGACACAATTTTATCCATCGAGTCAGCCATATTAAAACCAACAATGTTGGCTGCATCAGCGTCCACGTTAAGGAATGATGTTCCACGCAACTTTGCACTGGTGATAACCGCATTACCGTACTCTGCAAGAGCTACGTTTATTTGGCTGTCAGTCAATGCCTGTGCTGTCACATCAGCGTTTTCCGTAAGCGCTGTAGTGGCCTGCCCAAGATCGGCTAGGAAAGTAAATTTAACACTAGAACCATTGTGGGTCTGTGCTGTTGAACGAACGTCAGCGACCATTTCGAACAATGGTTGCGAACGCAAAGCGAAATACGCAACCTGATCGAACGCAGCCTGTACCTGATCGTCGAGAGTTGAAGTTGTTACTGAGGGTGCTGGCATAGCAGCTAAATCCTTATAGGTAAGGACTCCTCAAAATAAGATCAAACGCTAGCGTTCCACTGAATTCCATGAGCCGCAGCTAACTGTTGTACTTCTTGTTCGCTAGTAGCTGCTTTAACTTGTTCCATAAAATTAGGTGGTAACACTGGATCTCCGCCTTCACCGGCTGCTTGGATACGTTGTTCCGCTTGCATCGCATCTTGCATTGCCGCTTCAGCTTGAACGGGAGCACTATTTTGCCCTAAAAACCCAGCCGCCATAGCTTCCTGTCGGATAGCTTCAGCATCGAGTTCGCCGTCGTAGCCTTTAACGAAATACTTAACACGAGAATCATCAGGGTCAAGCCCTGCTGATCGGAACGTTTTCTCACGTCTCAAAGCATCGAGTTCAATTCGCATCTCAGAATTTTCATCATGAGACAATTTCAAATTGTCCTCTAACTTACGTCGCCAATTTGGTTTCGATTCAGTTGTACTGTCAGCATCGTCACTATTTCTAGTGGAGTCAATGTCTGTCATATGTCACTCACCTAATGTACGCATCCTTAGCGGTGGAACTTTGGATGGAAATTGTTTGTTAGCTCACCCTCTCGGGGCCAACAATTAAATTATAAAGTATACAAAAGCCGAATGCAAATTTAAGTGTTAACAGAACCAAGTGAAGTATTGCCAGCAGCGTTAATCATGTTGTTAGATGTGCCACTAAACCCAGCACGACGTACTTCATTTTCACGACGCAACTCAGCACGAGCTTTACCTGACCCCCATATGCCTTCACCAAGTTGGTCTGCTGTCATACCCGCAGACATAATAGTGCTGTCTGCCATTCCAGAAAATTGTCCTAATTGAGATGCTACTTCACGTTCTTGTACGTCTTGGCTCAAAAGATTTCTACTTAAACCTTTACTAAACGACGTGTCACCTAAAATTCTTTGTGACATGCCACCAAGTTTTGAAGCCTCATAAGAACGTTTAGCTTCAGCTAACGATTTAGTTCCCATAAACTCAGGGTCAACCATTGCTGTTATAAACTCTTGTTGACCCCACCCGTAATCTCGTCTCAACATGGCAATAGTTTCAGGGTTAGCGTTATTCAACATATCTTCTGCGTCTTCTGCTCTACTAGCAAACTCAGCAGGTGAAACACCGTTAGCAATTAATGTAGTAATCGGAGTTTGGCCTGCTGATTCTTGTGCAGTTACGTAAGGGCCTAACCCAGTTCTATCTATAATTTCCCACAAACTACTTTCTTGTTGCACGTATTGTGCTTCAGACAAAGGTGCAGCGTTGTTAGCTTCACGCAATGCCATAGCAGGGAACCTTTCGTCGTACATATCTCTAACCGATTTAGGTACATACATTGAATCAGTGGTTGGTACGTCAGGACTACCAAATCTCATTTGCATAATCATTGTGTCAGCGTCGTAACCTAAAGCTATTTGGCTTACTGCCCATGTTGCTAATGAGTTGCCAGCTTTTTTCCCAAAAAATTTAGCAAAAAATCCACGCATTGCTCCTTCAGCGCTGCGCATTCCTTTTTCTTTTTGCCATTCAAGGTATTCGTCACGTTCGTCTTTGCGGTCACCCGTAGGAGGGTTCTCTGTAAAGTCTTTGCCGGGAGGAGGAGCGCCACCACCGGGAGGAGTACCACCGCCACCGGAAGGAAGACCATTGCCATCGGGAGTTCCAGATTTTTTTCTTTCGTTTGTATACCAGTCGCTACCCATACCATATTCTTGTTGGGCTGCCTGACTAGCTTTACGAATAGCTTCGTCTAAATTAAAATTGTTAAGACCTGTCTGGTATCTAGTTTCGAGTGTGTCTGGATTGCCAGTAGTTAACCTAAGCGAATCTAATTGGCGTGCTTGGAAAGCACCAAGTAGTTGCTGACTTCGGGCATGAAGCGCATTTAGATCTGTAACTGCGTTACTTGCATCAATTGATTCCCAGATGTCCATTTTAAATTCCTGTAGTTTGACCCATTAAAGAACCCATTTGATTTACAAAAGACATTGTTTCATTAAAAATATTAGGGTTGTAATCTGCTTCTTCGGATGTTCTCACACGGTAAGTAAAACTATTAGCATCTAAAGGCGTGTAACTACCGTCTTCTTGCGGGTCGCCACCTAAAATATTGAGCGCTAACTTGCGATGTTCAGTTTTCCATTGAGGTCGATAACCCATAATGCTAGAAAAAATGTTGCTGTAAGAACCTAAAATATCTAAAGGACTGCGCCCTGCACGTATACGTTCTGCTACAGCCGGGTACAAATCTTCTGCTTGTTCGCCTAATAAATTGCGCAACAAATCTAATTGTTCTTGTTCGTTCCCAATGTACGCACGACGAGCCCACTCATCAATTACGTTGTCATCAGGATCAACAAGATAATTATCGTAAATACCAAGAATTGTTGTACGAAGTTCGGCTTGGGTAGTGCCACCTTCAACGTCTTCTCCAAACTGAACAGGACCGTCAGAACTAGTAGCAAGATATCTACGGATATCTGCTTCGTTCATGCTTTCTTCCCAAGCAATTTTTGCTGCTGCAAGAATTTGTGCTTCTGACCATTCCAATCCAAGATTCTGTAATTCATCACGAATCAATTGTTCTTGAATTTTTACAAGGCCACGCCTTCGACCAGACCAGCCTTCCCCTTCTTCACCTGCATACCATTCTGCTTCTTTGTCAAATCGTCCACTGCTACCACTTTTGTAATAATCAGTTTGTTGTATTAAAGAATCAACCCAATTATCGTATTGATCTTGTGAAACAAACCCTTGTGCTTCGCCGTCTTCTTCAATAATTGTGAACACATGACGACCATCAATCATCATGTCATCACGGCTTAACAACCAATTAAATTTACGCAACAACGCTTCATAATCAATTGTGGCTTGATCTGATTCAATTGGTTCTACAACCATTACCTACTACCACCTAAAGATTTTAAAATAGAATTGAAAGCTGACTCAGCAGTAATCAATTTCTTTTCTTCTTCGAATTCTCCACCCGTTTTAGTTTCTTCCATAATTTGTTCACTAAAATACGATTTGAATTCAGTATCAGTTGGTTGAGCAGAGATCCCCATATTGTTTTTTTGAGCTTCTAACGCCCATCCATCAAATAATTTTAAAGC